ACTGTAACTGGGGGTGGATGATGTATGACTGGTGGTGGTGGTGCTGCTTTTGGTGGTGGTGGTGCTACATATATTGTAGGAGGTGGAACTTTAACTTTAGAGGTTTTAATAATCGTATTAATATTAGTATATAAATATGTATCTAAATTAGATATAGTTGTAGGACTAAAACCAGTATGTGTCCCAACTGATCCAAATATATTAGGATTATTAAATATTTTCCATAATTGGGTTCCTTCTTTTGTATCCAATTGTAAATATTGAATACTACAAAATTCATTATTATTATTTATTACACCATATGTATGAGTATCACCTTGTTTATATATATATATATGTTTCTTATCACCTACTGTAAATTTTCTGCCTAGATCACTAGTATCATTATTATTAATATTTATATGTAAATCTAGACCTAATGAAGAATCACCGTTACCTATATCATAAAATCCGTTTGGTAGTGCTTTCAATGTTTTTTGAGCAGTAGCTAAAGCTGTTGCTGATAGAGCACCACCTCGTTTTGAACGCATCTATTATTATAAAATATATTAATTACTTGTTGTATTTATTTAAATATAACCGGGAAAGAATATATTTATAGGTTCTGGTTCTAATCCTCCATATTAATTTAAACGCATCTATTATTATAATAACATACTTATAGATGAATTCTTCTTGCCCTTATAAATATTTATTTGGAGAACCAGAAAAAGGTATTCATTCATATAGTTTATTTGGTTTCGCAATTGTAGATACTGTTTTAACAATAATTGTGGCTTTTATAACATCTTATTTTTCTGGCTTACCATTTTTATTATCATTAGCGGATTGGTTCTTTTTAGGAGAAACTCTTCACTATGCCTTCGGAACAGAAACACGATTTTTAAAATTTATGAAATGGACACACTAAACTCTTTGTAATTAGTAGAAATGAGTAATTATTTTTTATATCTTGGTTTAGTGATTGTTGCTGCGAGTATCGCAAGTTATTTCACAAGTGTAGGGTTAGTTTCTAGTAAATATATTTCTTCTAAGAAACCATCATGGTTTCCTCCAACATGGTTATTTGGAGTTATGTGGACTATAATATATTTATTATATTCTTATTCTTGGAGTGAAGCTTCTACAATACCATTTATAAATATATTATATATTCTCAATATAATTTTAAATGTTGCTTGGTGCTATTTCTTTTTCTATTTGGGTCTATGGGACATTGCTTTATTCACATTAGTTACTCTTGATATTGTATTATTGTTTCAAATAGTTTCATTTTATAAATATAATCTACTTGCTACTTATGCATTAATACCATATTTAGGTTGGGGGTTGTATGCTACAACACTAAATTATGCTTTTGTTTTTTAAGAATTTTCATTTTTATTTTTCATTGGTGCTAATACTAAACGGATTTCTCCAAGATTTGCTACAGTATATTTTAAAATTAGAGGATAATCATTACGAAGACACATTTCTATTGAAGAACATAAAGATGTACATTTTGTAAATACTACAAGATGTTTTAGTTGAAAAATACCTTGAACAATTTCATTTGTTGAATTTGCTGTCTTTTGAACACGCATTGTTGAATTATTTTCACTAATAATAGTTTCTTGTTCAGCAAAATCTCCAATACATTTAAATATTAAATCAGATCCACTACTTGTAATTTCAACATCTAATTTTTCTCCTAAAGCATTCATATCACGACAATGTTTTTGTAAATCAGATGATGGCATATGAATAATAGATGTAAAAGATATAGATGGTATTTTAATATCTTCAACATCAGTATCAAATAATTTCAAAAAATAATTAGTTACCGTAGATTTTTCAGAATTTTCCATACGTATTCCCAATTTATTAGGATTTGATTCGGGAAGATATAAAGTTAGAGAATCATTATTTCCCATCGTTTTAATTAATTTGAAAAAATAAATCATATTCACTCCCAAAATATGTTTCTTTGGGAAAAAATAATTTTCAAAACGATCAAAATATAATTTTAAATATACAAGAACCGTATGTGTTTCATCAACATTAATTACTTTAATTCCTTCTGGAGAAAATTCAATATTTGCTTCTGTAACAATCTCTTTTATAGCTTCTATAAGAGAACGAAATGCTCCAGATTGAACTGTTTTAATTTCAAATAAATTTCCATTTGCATTTGCTTTGGACATCTCTAAAATTATGTTGTATGTTAAACTTTAGGTTGTTATTTTCTTTTTTTACGCAGGGTTTTTTTATTACCAGAAATACTATTCATTAATTTATACCCTTGACGTAGAACTGCTGGAAGTAAATATGCTCCATTTTGAACTACACCTGACATTATTGATGGATGAAATCCTCCATGCGTCTTTTTAGATTTTCTTGATTTTCTTGTTTTTCTTGTTTTTTTACCTCCTTTAAAAAATGATAGAGGTGAATAATAAGTAGCCATCTAAATAGAGTTTATATATTTTAATTAAATGATTTCTACTATGATAATTGATTCTACATATTCTATTACTGATTTATGTATTCTAGGTAAAATATATAATGCGGATAAATCTCCTTATAATGAGAATGGTCATAGACATCCTTATACACCAGTATATAGTTTATTAATGTCTAAATATAGAAATGAAAATGTAAGATTTGCTGAGATTGGTGTTGCTGGTGGAGCAAGTGTATATCTATGGAATAATTTTTTTAAAGATGGAACATTCTATTTTTTTGATAGAGATCAGAATTTTTTAGATCATGCGAAACAAATAGTACCAAATCATAATAATACATTTATTTTAATGGATGTAATTAAACCAGAAAGTATTCAAGAAGCTCTTGAAAAAACTGGTGGAAATTTAGATATTCTTTTAGATGATTCTAGTCATAATCCAGATGATCAATATCATATTATCCATCAAGGTTTACCTTTTGTAAAATCTGGAGGAATGATAATTATAGAAGATATTTATCGTGATGAACCAAATGAAAGATATGAAAAGATTCTTGAAGGTATTAAGAATGAATTTTCTTTTATTAGTTTTATTATAACAGAACATAAAAATAAATTTTCGGAAGGATGGAATAATGATAAACTCTTAGTATTAATTAAGAAGTAATAAAAAGTAAAAATTGATTGCCTAAACCCCCTACCCTTAGTTAGTATTTAGAATGGCATCCGTGTATAAGAAACATACTCATCGTGAGCATATTCTTGAACTTCCGGATACTTATATTGGTTCTGTGGAGACAATTGATGATACTCGTTGGGTATTTAACAATGAATCTCACAAAATGGAATTTAAGAATATTTGTTTCAATCCTGGCCTTTACAAGATTTTCGATGAAGTTCTTGTAAATGCCCGTGATGCGATGGTTCGTTCTGGAAATGTCAAACATATTGATGTATCTTGTGTTATGGTTAAAGATATTTATACTATTTCTGTCAAAAATGATGGAGATGGTATTCCTATTGAAATTCATAAAGAAACTGGAGTATATGCCCCAGAACTAATCTTTGGTCATTTACTAACAAGTGGTAATTATAATAAAGAAGAAGAAAAGATTGTTGGTGGAAAAAATGGTTACGGCAGTAAACTTGCCAATATATTCTCGTCACAATTTATACTAGAAACTCTTCATCCATCTTCCGGAAAACTTTATACTCAAACATGGAAAAATAATATGTCAGTATGCGAAAAGCCAGTAATCAAGAAATCATCTTCAACAAAGGGATATGTTTCTGTAACATTTTGTCCAGATGTAAATAGGTTTCTAGGTGCGTTTGATGGACCAACTTTAATAGATGATATGTTTTCGGTTTTCCAAACACGAGTTCTAGAAATTTCAGCGATGGCTGGAAAAGAAATTAAAGTAACATTTAATGGAACTGAAGTAAAAACAAATACATTTGAAAAATTTGTAAAACTCTTTATTCAAGATGAAAAACATATTGCGTATGAACGTAGTTCAGAACGATGGGAAGTAGCAGTAATTCTTACTCGCAATTTATTTGATTCTGAAACTACTTTACCAGATGAAAAACAAATTAGTTTTGTTAATGGTATTAATACTAAAAAAGGAGGGAAACATGTTGATGTTGTATTCAAAACTCTAATGTCCGATTTCTGTGAAGTAGCAAAGAAAAAGAAGATTGATGTAAAACCATCACAGTTAAAAGATTCAGTATTACTATTTGTAAATTCTACAATTGTAAATCCTTCATTTGATTCTCAAACGAAAGAAACTCTTACAACACCTGCTTCTAAATTTGGTTCTATATTCAAAGCAACTTCTAAGATTATTGATTCTCTAGTAAAAATTGGTCTTCTAGAAGAAGCACAAAATATTCTAGAAGCAAAGGCATCAAAAGATGCTAAAAAGACTGATGGTTCTAAAAAGAAAACTATTCGTGGTATGCCAAAACTCGTTGATGCTCTACATGCTGGAACATCTAAATCTTCAGAATGTACTTTAATTCTTACAGAAGGAGATTCAGCCGCAACTTCTGCGATTTCTGGTCTTAAAGTTGTAGGTCGTGAGTTTTGGGGAGTATTTCCTCTCCGAGGAAAACTTCTAAATGTTCGTGATATTTCTCAAGAGAAATTTTCTAAAAATGAAGAACTTACTGCTATTAAAAAAATTCTTGGTTTAGAACAAAAGAAAAAATATAATGATACTAAAACTCTTCGTTATGGACGTGTAATGGTTATGGCTGATCAAGATTTAGATGGATCTCATATCAAAGGACTTCTTATGAATTTATTTCACACAGAATGGCCTCAACTAATGAAAAATCATTTTATCTGTTCATTAGCAACACCTCTATTAAAAGCATCTAAAAAAGCCATTACTATTAACTTTTATACTATCCAAGAATTTGAAAAGTGGAAAACTCAACTTGGAAACGAATCATCTTATAAATCATGGTATCTAAAATATTATAAAGGACTTGGCACATCAACACCTGAAGAGGCTCAAGAATGGTTTAAGAATCTTCATGAAATTAAATATGAATTTGATGATGAAACTGATGAAAGTTTTAGTCTTGCTTTTAATAAAAAGAGAGCAGATGATCGTAAGAAATGGCTCAGTACATATGATCCTAAACGAATGGTTCTAAGTAAAGATGACGGAAAAGTTGATTATAGTCGTTTTATCCATGATGAACTTATTCATTTTAGCAATGCTGATAATATTCGTTCTCTTCCAAGTATTATGGATGGATTGAAACCTTCTCAGCGAAAGATTCTCTTTGGATGCTTCAAACGAAATCTAAAATCAGAAATTAAAGTAGCTCAATTGGCTGGATATGTTTCAGAGCATGCTGCATATCATCATGGTGAAGCATCACTCCATGGTGCGATTGTAAATCTAGCACAAACATTTGTTGGAGCTAATAATATTAATATTCTTGTTCCAAAAGGACAATTTGGAAGCCGTCTTCAAGGAGGGAAAGATTCTGCTTCTCCACGATATATCTATACTCAAATGGAATCAATTGTTGATAAAATTTTCCGCAAAGAAGATGCTTGTATTTTAAAACATTTAGATGATGATGGACTTATTGTAGAACCTGAAACATATTATCCTATTCTACCAATGCTTCTTGTAAATGGTTGTATTGGTATTGGAACTGGATTTAGTACTGATATTCCTCCTCATGATCCTGCTGATATTGTGAATTTGCTAAAAGAACGTCTATCATCAAAACGTGATACATTGAATAATATTGCTCTCCGACCTTATTGGCTTGGTTTCAAAGGTCCCGTTCAACGATCAGATAATGGTGTATGGATTACAAAAGGTCTATATACATTTAATGATGCTAAGAAAATGGTATCAATTACTGAATTACCGATTGGAACTTGGACTCATGATTATAAAGAATTTCTAGAAGAATTGTGTTCTACAAATGATAAAGAATTAAAAAGACCTCTTCTAAAAAACTATGAAGATTTATATAATCATATTGATATCCGCTTTGATTTATATCTAGATCCTGACTATTATGATGATGCGAAAGATAATACATTTGAATTTGAGAAACAATTTAAACTAAATTCTACATGGAGAACTTCTAATATGGTAGCATTTACTAGTGATTATAAAATTAAAAAATATGAATGTGTTGGAAATCTGATGGAAGAATTTTATACTGAACGTCTTATTAAATATGAAGTGCGACGACAGAAAGAGATTGAAAGTCTAAAACATGATGCGATTGAAGCAGATGCGAAAGCACGATTCTTACGAGGTGTTCTTAATGATACTATCGATCTAAGACGAAAGACTGATGAAGAAATTGTTATCATAATGAAAAAACATGATTTACCTCCATTAAGCGATGTTAAACAAATTAGTAATGTTGATTCATATGATTATTTGCTACGTCTTCGTATTGATCGTGTAAAGGCTTCTGCGATTGAAGATGCTGAGAAGGCAGTCATGAAAGCACAAGAACTATTAAAACAACTTGAATCCACAAATGCTTCTCAAATGTGGCTACGAGAATTGGATGAATTTGAAATAGCATGGAGCCATATGAAAGATGAACGAATGAAGTTACTAGATGATTCTCTAAAAGTAAAATCTAAGAAACTAAAGAAATAGATTGTATATTTATATTTGTTTCCAAATAAAGCCCCCAGCCGATTTATATGATGGTTTATTAAGACATACTTTTGATATAGTTGAACGTGAAATATTATATTTGTTACTAGCCTCCGTAATACTTGTAAATTCTTCTAATAAATTATTATTATTATCAAATCGTCCTATTTTTTTTTTATTTTCTTCAGATCTTTTTTTTAAAATTTCTAAACATTTTTCTTTATTTAAGATATTTCTTTTTTCTTTTGGTTCTTTAATTTTTTTAACTTTTGGTTGTTTAATTCTTGGTTCTTTAATTTTTTTATCTTTTACTATTACTTTTTTGGGTTCTTTATTTAATGAAGGTTTTCTATTATTCAACATTGTTTTACTAATTTTTTGTTTATGTTCTTCTGATAATTTTCTACCCCTTGAAGCATTTCCTAATTTTATTTTATGTTCTTCTGTTAGTTTTTTTCCAGTAAGTTTATTTCTTATTTTTTGTTTATGCTCTTCTGATAATTTATTATTTTCTCTTTTTGTATATACACGTTTTCCACCTTTTTGTAAATTATATCCATTTGGTGCCAATGTATTATATTTGTTTATATATTCTTCTTCAAACCTATTACAATCTTCATCAAAACAAATACATATTATTGTATATATAAAATTTTTAATTCCATATTTATTATATGCTGCTAATAAATATTTACCAATACCATCTTTTGCTTTATGCTGTCTCCATCTATTTTTAATATCAGCACATATACTTTGCCCAATATATTGTTTTCCATTTATTTTATTAGTTACTTTATAAATGTATCCCATTCTAATAATTTATAGTATATTTACTTTAAGATATACATTTTTTTTGATTCTATACTATAAAATCAAAAAAAATGATCTATGCGAGGATTGAACTCGCGACCCTGGGCTTACCTTATTAATGACATAAGACCCATGCTCTCTAGTGTTTTGCATTTTGCATTTTTAATTTTGCATTTTGCATTTTGAATTTTGCATTTTGAATTTTGCATTCAAATTAAAACCACTGAGCTAAAAGATCATTTGATGAAGTACTCTTCATAATAGTATTTCACACTAAGTGTTTAAGTATTTTTTTATTTCAATTTTTCTATCATTACATATAAGGATTTGCGGGCAAACTTCTAGTTCCAGCTCTAGAAATATTCTGAGGTTGTTGCATAGGAACTGGCATATGACTAATATCATTAATATAATAATGATAATGATCTACAGCACTTAATATGTGGGGAGCAGACCAATCAACAACTTTTAAATTTAGATCCGCAACTTGTTCTTTTACATTGGTTTCTAAATTACGAGCATATTGATAAAACATACCACGCATGATTATTTTTAATTCATCGACAGATTGATCATCAATCACATATTTTTTATCTCCACTACGCTCATAAACAGTTTTTCTTATAGAATTTTGAATAACTCGTATATTTTCTGGAGAAAAGAAAGCACGGCTCAAAGTAGTTTGTTCCCAATTACCTCGTAACATATCATCAATAAAATTACTTTCAACTTGTGTTTCATGCTTAAATCCGGGAGGAGTTACAAATGTTCCTCCAGCACCAACATCCGGTCCAAATGTTACACGTCCATTTTGCTTTCCAAACTTTGGTGATCCGGCTTTATCCAAAGGAAGATCTCTTAAATCTTTTGATCCATCGGCAGTTCCTTCATTTAGTTCAGTAAAATTCATCCTATCACCGGTTCCTATAAAAAAAAATCTATTTTTAAATCTTAAATTTTAGAATTTTTTTTTCTAAATTCTTGGTATAAGATGACTTCCATTTCCTCCCGTACTCGCCAGAATGCTCCTTCACACTTCATGACCGTTTCTACTCTCCAAGGCTTAGTCTATGCCTACAACCCTAATGCTGGCCAGTCCACATTCACTAACGCCACATGGGCCTCGCTCGGTACTGCCTATGGTGTGGCTGGCTCACCTTACCTCTCATCAATTAATGTCGCGGGTGGTCTCCTCAAAGATATTGGTAAGAACGTCATCTCATCAAATCGCTATTTCCGTAAGGTTCAATTAGTCGTCCGCAATGGTGGCCCACAACCATCTTCAGGTGCCTCTACATTCGGTGTAGCTGGTACAAACGCTGGAACATACCCCAACCAAGACTACCTCACCGGTTACATTGAGCTCGGCTACGAAGGTGGCGGTGCCCCTGCCCCCGTCGTCCAGTTCGGTACTTTATAAATCTTTGATTTATAATGTAATTCTTGCTGGTGCTGTTCGGTACTTTATAGGAATCTATGTGACATATCTCTGTTATAAATTAATATAGACAAGAAAATATATAATACATTTTTTTATCTATATATATGTATTAGATGGAATTATCATTCATTTTTTATATATTTGCTGCTTTTATAACAATCCCTGGTATATTCTTTTTATTTGCTCTTCTTCATAAATATTTAGCCGGTGGAATTGCAGCAATTGGAATATTAGTATTTTTTATTTTATTTGGTATTCAAACATTCAATCCCGATGGAACATATGTTGATAATTCTTCTAGCACAAATCTTAATTGGCCTCCTAATATTAATTTCTGTCCTGATTTTTTAACATTATTAAAAGTTGGAACTAATTTTATTTGTGTGGATACTGTTGGTGTATCCACTGATGGAGGTACTGGGAATGGAATTCAAAAATATAATGCTAATAATCCTGTAATAGGAACACCTACAGTAACAGATAGTCAGACATTTCATTTATCTTTAAATATAACAAATGTAGATGATCGTAGATCAGCAATTATAGCAGAATGTAAGGCTAAACAAGTAACATGGCAAGGAATATATGACGGAGTATCTTCATATAATAATATTATACCTAGACCTCCAGGTACATAAGAAAGACACTTAAAATATGTGAGTAAATATTAATTAATGATAGAGAAGACAGTTTGTCTCCATCCAGAAATTGAAGAAAAAATAAAACAATGGATAATAAAAAGAGGAAATTATTCAGCCATTTTATTACTAGGAAATCCTGGAGTAGGAAAAACAACAATTGCCCATAGAATTTTTAAGGAATCTAATTTAAAAACAATAGAATTTAATGCTAGTCATACCCGCTCTGGTGCTTCATTTCGTAAAACAATCTTGCCATTATTAAAAGAAGGAGGAATTCTACAAATGATGGAACAAGGAACAAAAGGTGGGATTGGTATTCTTCTTGATGAAATTGATGGATTGAGTAATGGAGAACGAGGAGGTTTATCTGAATTACTAATATATTTAAAAAATCCTTCATGTAGATCTGGAAGACCTCTTATTTTAATTAGTAATACATTAGATTCAAGAGTTTTACAACAAATAGCAAAATTATGTTTAACATTTGAAGTTAAACCTCCAAATAAAGAATATATATATAATTGGCTAGGAAAATATCCCCCTGATAATTATCATGGGGATTTACGAATTTTACAAAGATTAATTCAAGGATTTGATTATACAAAAGATGAAATAAATATACCAGAAGGTGTTATTCCTGTTGCTTGGTGGGCTTTATGGGAAGAATGGTATCCTATGTTAGATTTGGATATTGAAAATAATGAAGGGAATCTTGCTAGTTTAATTAGTTTAGAAAATATACCAGAACGAATTCAAGCAAATTGTGGAAATAATTATGAAGCATGGAAAAAATATGTTACATTTTTTGAAGCATATTTTAATAGTGATGAAGGAGATTTTTGGGCTTTCTTTTATCAATGCTGGAATATTCTTCCATTAAGCCTTCAATTAAAATTAAAAAATATTAGTTTGCGTCTTAATGAAGAATTACCTATAAAAGAAAAAAAACCAATTGAAGATATACGATATACACCAGTTTTAACAAAACAATCTGCAATGTTCAATGCTTGGAAACTTCTTTGTGAAATTTCATCCGAATATAAAGTTCCTATTCGTTTAACACCTATGTATGCTTATCTAAAAACTAAAGATACTTCATTAAAACCTGATAAAATTAGAAGATATGAAGCAATTTCTCTTGAAACTATGATAAATAATATGAAACTTAATGAGATATCTCATTAGGATATAATAATTTTATAAAATTAAGTTCTTTATCTCTTCCTACACGATAAGCACGTCCTAGAATCTGTTTTTCTTCTTCATGTGTCATCGCATGAAATAATATAACATGTGTGGCTTCTGTTATATTTAATCCAGCACCCATTTGAATAGTATTTAAAAATAAAGAGTTTATATTTCCTTCTTTAAAATTTTTTAGTGTAGAAGCAATCATATCTTTTGATCCTTTTAATTCTTTTGCTATTAAATTTCTTTTATTAAATTCTTGTAAAATTTCTATAAAAGAATTATCATAACGGCTAAATATTAAAAATTTACCATCTTTATTATTGTCTATAATTTCAAACAAAGCATCTAATTTTTTTTT